CAGCCTCCTATTAGGCTGTCGGTGAATCAGATGAGATACCGAAGAACTTCAGAGCAACCACACCGCCTGCACCGGCAGTACCAGAAATTACAACTTCAACCTCATCGGCAGTTTCTGTAGCCGCAGTGGTTGCACCACCAGACATACCCAAAACTCCGTTGCAAGGGAAGAAACCCTTAAAGCCAGTTGAGTTGATTGCTGCGGTAATGCCGTCAACAAAACCATCCGTGTCCGCATCTGTCCCAATATCCACAAGGTTTACAGCGTTTGCTGCCGCGCTGGTCACTGTAACCGCTACGCCCATTGGGATAAAGTTGGAAGGAATGCCGATAGAAGCTTCTTTATGAGAGGTTCCTGTAGCAGCAATCGTGATCGAAGTGCTGTATGTGGAAAGAGTCATCTCACTTGTAAGACCGCCAGTAGTAGCGTTCTTAATGATGCTTTTAAACCCATTTTCTGAACGAACTGGGCCGTTAAAAGTAGTATTAGCCATGTGTTTCTCCTGTCTTGGCCAGTGTCAACCGCCCCATGCGGTTGTCAGGGATAAAAAAACTATACACCAAAAAAGAAAGGGCGGCAAGAAGCCGCCCCTTCAGTCTCTACGGGAGACTATTATTATGCACCGGGGGTGCCAAAGACGCAACGCCAATCGGAGACGCCGAAGCTGTAACGCTCACGGGCCTTAAACCGCATATTGCCGGTGTCAAAGTCACCTTCCATTGCAGTTTTGATAGGCGAACGGTTGAAGAACTTGAAGCCGTTCGGCGCATCTGTCTTGATGAAGAAGGCATCAGTGTCAGTCAGGAAGTGGTTAACCACAGCCCCTTCTGGCAGCATACCCATGTTCTTCATCGCATTTGCGTCGTTGTCGGCTGTGCCTGAACGCAGGTTGGAGTTGATTACCCGCTCTGCAATGAATTGCAGTTCTTTCGGGATGATCAGTTTTGTACCACGTACAGCAATCTTCAGACCACGCTCATCGGTAAGACCTGCAATATCAATCAGCATCTGCTCAAGAGAAGTCTCATTGAGGTCAGCCGCTGTAGACAGCAGGTTACGCTGGTTACCAGACAGAGACGGGTGAGCGGAAGAGCAAAGTGCTGCACCATCACCAACAGGGCTGCTAGTGCTGAACGCATTGTTCAGGATTGCAGCAGCCTTGATCTGCTTTGTCTGAGCCATTGAACGAGCCAGTGCCTTTGTGTAACGAGACGCAAGACGGTCGTACAGGTTATCTTCGATCGCTTCTTCTGTGATTGAAAATGCCAGAGCAATCGTCTCATGTGTGTAACGAGCAGTGTATGTCTCTTGTGCATCGTCAAAGTTGATGGCAGCGCCTTCACCTTTAACTGGTGCGGTTGAGAACCCACCGAGCATCACCTCTTCTTCAAAAGCACGATCTGAAGACTCTTCTTCAAAGATTTCAGCGTGTTCATTTTCGTAGCGGTCGTACTCCAGTCCGAACAAAGCATTTAGTCCGGGCTCAAGCTCTTTCGCTAGTTGTGCGCGAGAAATAGCCATTATCTATGTCCCTCCTTAAATGCCGGTTGACAACGAAGTCGTTTGCGAAGCCGAAGCCGCAACCGGTGCGTTGTGGTGGAAGTTAAACCGAACTACATAGTTCACACCGGCCGCATCATAGTCGAGGTTAGCTTCATCACCTGTGAGGCCAACAACGCGCATGAACAGCGTAGCTGTAGTAGCGACAGTGGAAATATCCATTTCAGCGGTGGATCGACCGGTATTTGTAGAACCGGAAGTTGCAGTTGCCAGTGAGACGTTAGCAAAAATGTTCGACAGTGCAGTCGCACGGTCGGTTGAGCTACCGTCAGCAGCAACCATAAACAACTGGTTAGGGTTGTCCGCAACGAACGCTTTCACAGGAAAGTTTGTGTCAACGCTTACGCTGTTTGCACCCGGCCAGTAGTTTTTGAAGACAGTCTTCTTGGAAGAGCTATCTACATACTCAACACCCATCAGGACGCCTAGAGCAGGTACTGTACCACCATTGGCTGCACCAACAATGTCAATCACACCAGCAGCCAGCGGAATAACCGGTGAATACTGATAAATTGCGTTTGTGTTAGTTGCTGCGATCTCATATTGAGTCACGCCAGTAGTGTTGGCACCCGCGCCATTAAGCCCGATAGGACGAAGGCCAAAGGCAGTATCTTGATTTGCCATTTGATTTTTCTCCTATTCAGAGCGGCCCTATCTTTTGGGACCGCCAAAGGTTACACGAGATTGACGGTCAGGCTTGCTGATCGTCATGGTTGAATGTGCATTCTCGCGCATCATGTCGGAGTCAACCGCTTGCATCTGGTCAGCATTCCTCTCAGAGAAATACTGTGTCCTTTCTGCAACAGTTTCCAACGGAATCCGTGCGAGAATAAGACCACCTACTCCAAACACACCTTCGTATTTACCTGAATCGACTACCGGGGCCTCAAAGTCCGGATACTCGTCCTTACGAACCAGTTCCCAACCCTCGCGCATTTTTGCGCTGATGTTTTTCGTATCGTCAAAACCACGGGTTTCAGCCCTGATCCAACGATGCTTAAAACCATCCGGTGCAGGTGGTGCATCTAGCATAGACGGGGGAGCCCACGGCTTACGCTGCGCCGTCTTTTCCCTTGTCTGATTTGCGCGAGAAGTACGTTTAACAGTACCTTCAAACATTTCATTTTGTTCTTCAGCCATTATACTTACTCCTTCACGTATTTCGCGTATTCTTCAAGCGGCACACCCAATTTCTTCGCTATCGCGACTTGGCTAGGGGTGAGTCTAACCTTTTTCCCACTACTGCGCCCAGAGGTACTGCGGGATACGGAAGCAACCGTCTGAGCGGGTCGTTTGCTACCACCGTTAAGCTTATGCGGAAATTCATTCGCAATACGCTTGTCAAGTTCATTATAGTAGTCATCTGTCTGCGGGTCAAATCCTTCGTCTTCAACCAGCTTTTTATGAATACCAAAAGCCGCGTAAGTCATGGCCTCGTCCTCACCGAACCAGTCATTCCTCTGAGCCCATTTTTCCGCTTTCGGGTCGGGCCTGCGGACTTGCTGCTGCGGCATAGGTTGGCGAACCTGTGCTTCCTGCTGCGCCTTAGTCTGTTGAGCGTAACGCTCCTGCTGGACTTTAGCCTGTTGAGCACGGTCGTTTTCGATGGCAAGCTTCGTAATTTTACGCTGCGCCTCAATAACACCATTGGTATCACCTAGCTCAATAGCTTTCGCAAGGTCTTGCTCCGCAGTGGCCATTTGGGTTTCGACACGACTACTATATTCCGTGACGTAACTATTGTCCAAAGCATCCATGCGTTGCTTTAGCTGCTGTGCTTCAGCCTGAACGCCCTGTGCATATTTCAAAGCCTCTTCACGCTGACGCTCTGCTTCACGCATTTTTTTCGTCAAACGATCAATGCGTTTTTGCGTAGCATTTTCGGCTTTATCAAAATTATCGTCGTCAGAGGCCGCCGCGTCCTGCGCGTCCTCCTTTGGTGCTTCAAGCTCTACTTCTTGCTCTTGAGCATCATCCAAATCGAGTTCGATTTGTTCTTTTTCTTCTGCCATCATTATCTCCTAGTAATGCAAAATATCTTCAGGTTCTGCGATACACGCCAAGATTTCGTCATCGTTCAAGATGCGAACCTCACCGCCATCAATCTTAAAGCGAGAGCCAGCGTAACGGGCAAACATGACCCAATCCGCTTGCTTGCACCAAGGACCAGACGGGAATTTCTCCGGGTCCTTGTAAGCCAGAGGCCCTACTTTTAGGACATAGCCAACCTGTGTAGATACTGTATTCTCTTGCACGACGGCGTCTGGCAGATAAATACCACCATCCGTCTTCCCCTTGCCGCGGTACGGCAAGATAAGAAGCCGCCAGCCTGTTGGGCTTGGCATCCGTTCTAGGAGAGAACCCCCAATTTTTTCGGGGTCTAGTGCTTTGTCTGTGACTTCTGTGTATGCTGATGCGAGGTTTGCGACTCCCTCAGATACACTATCAAGATCAACTTTTTGCGCGTCAGTCATTACTTTGCTCCTGTTTATCTAGCAGGCCCTTGAGTTCCTGTTCCACGTGATCTAGGGCTTTTAAATTCCCCATGAGCTCACGATATTGCTCCATGTTCGCGACATTATCATAAATCAACAAGTCTTGAACGCCTTGTCGCCGCTCCCGAATAATACGGAAGACGGCCTCTGCTATGTAAATTTCATCCACTCATATATCTCCGCATTAAATCTGATATTGTTTTATACCATCTCTAACGCAAAGTCACGAGTTTCTTCATTCCGTCGTAGCCACCCTTTGCCAAAAGTTTCAAAAGTCCGAAGGCTGCGGTAGAACTCTTCGCGCTCTTTCGCAATGGCTTTGATGATTTCTTCCGCGTCAGCGTCTTTTACCGCTGCTAGGGTCATAGGCCCCACGGCTCCATCTGGTGTCGCCTGTACGGCCCTCTGAAGCGCTTTGGCGGCCCTTCCAGAGCCGGAGTTCACTGCCCAGTCAAAGGTGCAGAAATCTACCCCTGACGGAAGCTCATCTGCTTTGACCCTGTCCCAGTAACCCGTCTTGTAAATTTTCTCAACGTGTTCATCCGGAATGTTTTTCAACTCACTCACATCTTCAAGCGGCCTGCCAAGGAAATCCGCATAGGTTTTGTGAGTAATACCCTTGTTCGTGGCTCCTCCGGGGTCTTCCGGATGGTCCACAAAACCGCCTTCGTGCTTTAACACGATCTCTAGGCTTTTAAAAAAGTTAGCTTCCATTATTTACCCTTCACATATTTGCTCACAGCGCGATTACCGAACCAAAAGGACATGATCGCTGCAAAAAGACCCTGAGTCTCTGGGGTCCACATTAGCTCTACAGCATCTTTCCAATCTCCGCCAGTCTCTAATACTTTCAATATGATAACGACCTCGGTGGCCGCAAACATTATGAAGAAGGCATAAGTAATAACAGGGCGCACACTGCCGCGAAGAGCGTTGACAAATCCCCCAGCGTCAATGCTTCTATCATGCTCATATATCCCCTTTGTCTCCGCTATGTCCGCTTGCTTGTCGAGCTCTTGCAATTTTAGCGCGGAGCGCTTCTCCATTAGCTCGGCCTGCATCTTCATGGTCTCTAGCTTCTGCTTGTGCTCCTGACCGGCCTTGAAAAAGTTTAGGACTTCCGGCAGGAAACTTGTGCCGAAGCCTAGCAAACTCCCCAGCAAACTCATCATTGTCTATTCTCCTCTTCATTTCCGCTATGCGGAGTTTCAAATCACGGATGCGCTCATCCATCTACCAACTCTTCAATGTGATAAGTGCCGTCCGCAGCCTGAAACATCTTTACTTTCATTTCCTTGCAGACCCACCGCTCGTCAAAGTTGGGGCTCATCCCGTTGTTCCGCTTTATCTTTCGTCGTGTAGATAAACACTGTGAAAGATTTTCATACGGCGTGTACTCAATAGCTTCCCCGCCCGTAAACAGCAGGAGTACAAAGGTGACTTCAATCATTTTGTGATCTCCCTGTGTGTCATTTGCATCAAATCGTCTTTAATCTTTTCAATCTGTCCTTCTAAAGCATCTATACGCTTTTCATAAAAATCCAAAGTAAGTTTTTGCTGCTGGTCAAAAGGGGCCTTGCCCGTTTCTATCTCTGTAGTCAGTTTTTCTAGTTCGCCGGAAAGGTGCTCAATAAGCATGAATTGCTCAGAGTCTGCGGGCAGACTGCCCATTTCGCCTCGCGGCCACTTGATCCGGAACTCTGTGTTCTGCTCCAAATCCGCTTCCATCATAGTGATGTTGGTCTCAATCTGATTAAGGCGCTCAATAATTCCGAAATAAGCCCACGTAGCAATAGAAGCTGCTGCCACCATCGAAATGATGTTG